TTCGGTTTGAGCTACGACGGCTCGTATCCTGCGTGCCAGCGGGTCAACATTCTCGGTGGCCTTGCAGGAATTCCGGATCAGAGAGGGTACGAGTGCACCTCGCACCCCACCGCAACGACGACTGTTGCCCACCTCTGCTACTGCAACGCCCAGGGCGCCATCGAGTGCAGTTAGTGTAATTTCCGGTAGGCCCGTTCGCCCGGGCCTACCGGCCCTCCACCCGCAACAGCCCGGCCTCGAATCTCCGCCGCACCTCGCCCAGAGAAAACCCGGTCGCCATCTGGTAGTGCGGCCGGTCTGGCCCGCCCAGACTCATCGGCCAGTCTCCTCCCCACTCCACTCCTGGAGGACGAAGGGTGGCGATCATGGAATACTCCGAGCCATCCGGCAGATACTTCCCTCCCTCGAATACCCCGACATCGAAGGCGAGCCCGAAGTTGTGGTTGGACTGGCCGCCTCGAGCTCGGGTCACGATCGGACCCGGTTTCTTCGTGCGCCCCTGCGCGTAGATCTCGTCCTGCTCGGCGTAGGTCCGGGTGCCGGAGATCACCCGGACATCCATGCCGTGGAGAGCGCACTCCCGGAGGAATCGGCGAGCAGCTCTCTGGGTGGCCGGGAGGAGTGTGGCGATTGCCTTCTCTGAGCGCGGATCCACTGCGCCGGCCTCCAAGGCGATCTTGGCGCACATCTCCTGGAAGGCTGCGGCGGCGGCTAAGGTCTTCGGGCCCATCTGGCCATCGAGGGGTCCGGGGTCGAAGCCGCTGCAGCGTAAGAGGCGCTGGAAGTGGAGGACGTCAACGATGCCACTCATTGCGGACTACCCCAGGGCTCGCGGCCATGCAGTCTCTTCTCGGCCCACTTAGAAGGCATTTGGCCGATGGTGCCATCCCACCAAAGCCAGCCGAGACGTAGGCACCCAAGAGGGAGGTGCACGTCTAGGAATGGACCCTTCAGGTCGAGGTGAAAACCCGCGGACAGAGCGACTTGGGGCATGAACTGGAAGTCAAACCAGCGGCGCACTCGGCCGCTCACACCCCCACCTCACCAAGCGGCAGCCTCGGCATGATGCTGAGATCCAGCATGGCTCGACCACCCCAACAGATGTTCCAGGATCGTCGACCGTGGGGCTGGAGGGTGGGTTCGTCGAGCCCGCCCCGAGCAGCGACGTCGCCAATAACGTACCCGTGGACGGCCTCGGCAATGACGGCGACGAGCCTCTCAGGCTCCACAGCTTCAGGTACCCACGGTACGGCGAGCAGGTCCAGATCGTTCCGCATGCTCCCGTGGACGGCGATCGCGTAGCCCAGACCCTTGGCCGCTTCCCGAATCGAGGGGAGGAGCTGGGCGTAGATGCTGACCAGAGAGCCGAAGTCGTGGTCTTTGTCGCTCACGCTCGCGCTCCGATCGTCTCGACCACCGCTCCCTCCGGCAGGGGCGGCATGGGCTTCCAGTCGTAGTACAGGTCCGGTTCATGACCGAACCGGCAGATAACTCCACTCAGCGCGTCCCTCCCCAGGATCTTGACCGCCGCGTCTGTGGGCTCCATCCAAGCTCGATAACCCTCTCCCGGAATGGGTGATCTCTTGACCGGGATCCGAAGTAGTGGGAGCGGGTGGTTGGCCAGCCGGACGCGAAGGCCACCGCCGTTGGAACCGAGCGGCGGCATGCTCAGGATCTCGTCGAAAAGGGAGACGGAGAGTCCGTCGTACTTCGGCCGCTTCGTCCCGATCACCCGCGAGAGGATGCCGTCAGCTGGGCGAGAGCGCCACTGCGCCAGGCCGGCGCCGTTGGACGGATCGTCGATATCCTTTGCTCGAGCGCTTGGCGCGCAGACGATACCGGCCACGTTAAAGACGCGGTAAAGGGCCACGCACCGGCCGACGTTGCCCTCACAGGCCGCCGCGAGCTCGCTGTCGCCGTCCCTCAGTGCCGTGCGCCACACCACCATGATGGAGCCGAGTACGAACTCGGCGTGCGGTGCGGGCTCCAACTGTTCGCACTGGCCAGCCCGCGAGTGGTGTCCTACCTCCAGTTGCTCACGCTCCCACTCCAGCCAGAGCCGACGGGCTTCCGCGGCATGGGCCTTGTCCCCTGCGATCGCGGCCGCCAACCGCATCAAACCGTAGTTCATGCTCCCGGAGAAGCTGAGCGGCTGGGCGGAGGACAAGGGCTTTCCGGCCGCCGCTTCGTTCAGATTCTTGAGAAGACCCACGTGGCCAGCCATCAGGGGAGCTTCCTTGCCGGCCGGATGGCGCCGATGATGGGAATGGACTGATCCGATCTCCGATTCCGCTTCAGGTGCTTCGTCGCTTGGTGAGTTGCGGTATTGCCCACCAGAGTGAAGAAGAGGCCCGACGCCAGGGCGCGCCACATCGCTACGTCGCCACACGTCCCATGGGCTGAGCACTCCCATAGCGCGGAGCAGATCCCGACCGCGATGATGAGCAGTCCCATCACAACCTGCTTGCCGCCTGGGGTGAGCCGGTCGTAGGCGGGCTTGATGCCGGGGAAGGAGGCCGCGAGCGAGAGCGCCATGCCGGCGAGGCCAGGCAAGATTTGAAGGTCGACGTTCATCCCTGTGCCTCCCCGGCGGCGATTAAAGCTTCCGCCGATTCGATGTTCATGGTGGTCAGTGTCGAGAGTACGGTCTGCGTGGAGAGATCGGCGAGAGGCGCAGAGTTCCGAGCCTGAATCTCAGCGACAACCATCTTCACTCCGGTCTCGACAAGCAACTGCACGAGCTGTTGGTTCGCCTTCATTGCGCATTCCCCTTCAAGGCGATCAGGTTAGCGAGCAGGCGCTCAACCTCACCGAGCTGCAGTACGAGCGCCGCCTTGTCACTCTGAGCGCCAGTCGAGATCCAGACGCCGAGCACCACTTTTGACGCCCGGAGAGCCGCCTCGACCCCTTGCCCGGCTACCCGCACCTGCTCGATCTGGGAGTTCGTCAGAATGCCGCGGGCGTGCGCCTGCCCCGCTGCGGTGAGAGTCGCGGCATAGAGGTGGTTGGCCTCAGCGAGAGCTTGAACATAGGGCGCGGCGGGGTGTGCCGAAGGCCGAGGAGTGCCGGTGCAGCTCACGGCCAGGGCGCCTATGACCAGAAGCACGAGGATGGATCGGAAGCGCAAGGGCCACTCCTTCACGGATTGAGCTTCCGCCACCATGGGCGGATACTCCAGTTGCGGGTGATGGTGTCGAGGTATTCGACGGCGAGCGTGGCGAGGAAGACGCCGCCGATGGTCTGCAGAAAGGCTTTCACTCGGCCTCTCCCTTCCGCCGAGCGGGCACCCTGCCGCCGCCCCAAGTTTCATCGAGAACGTCGAGGCGCTTCTCCAACATCTCGGCCTGCTGCTTCATAAGCGCGGTTTGCTGGGATGAGTTCGCCGCGATCTGTTCAAACGAGATGGCCATACTGTTGAGCACCTTTCGAAACAAGCTGACGCGGTTGCCGTCCGCGTCGGGCTCCGAGACGAAGCGGGCGACCATCTTCACCTGCTCGACCAACGTCATCCTGAGGTCGCCATCCTCCACCAAAAGAGCCCGGTGGATCTCGCCAATGCGCTTCATGTCGCCCGGCGAGACGCCATCCTGCTTGACTTTGATGTGCTTCCCCACCCAGCCCGCTGCGCCAGCGGCAATGAGCGCGAAAAGCTCCCCCACTTCTCGCCACGAAGGAAGCGATGTCGGCAGATTCGGATCAGGCATCTTTTGGGTTTCTCCAGACCACCAGATCCCTCTGGGGTCGAGCAGGTGGACGGAAGCGCCGAGGTTCAGCGCGCCGGATTGAGGGCTTACGCTCGCGAGGTGCAGGCGGGAGGCCGTGGCCGTGGACGCAGGCGAGCACCCCGGGGCGGTTGGGCCAAGGGATGCGGGGGAAGCCGCACGTCTGGCACGGCGGGAGCGTTCCGACTCGCGGGAGTTGCGGGACGGTTATCACGCCGCGAGGCTCCGGAATGGTTTATAATCAATTTTCCGGTTGGCCCTCGACAGGCTTCGACCGCATTCCCGGGGCCTCCAGCGGGTAATCTGGAGGCGCGATCGGATGCCCACCCCTTGTAAGGGATAGGCACCCGGTTCGATTCCGGGGGTCGGCGTCTTTCCGCTCACGCCCTACACCCCGATGACAGGCAGACCCGAAGCCGCAACATCTAGTCGCGATCCCCATCCTCAGGCAGCTCGATCCCGATCGCTCCATCATCAATCGCAGCCCGGATCATGGAATCGAGGAAGAGGTGCGTGGGCGTGGTGCCGTCTTCCGCCTCGGAGTTCATGGCGTGTACCACCTCAGTGGCGAAGCACGCGGCGTCTACGACTCGGGGGCCGCTCCACTCTCCGGTTGCGGGGTTATATTCGCGGCAACCGTCGTCCTCCTCGGCTGCGAACTTGAGCGTATCGATGCCAATCCGCAGCACGATCTCATCGCCTTCTACGCTCACCCGGAGGGGTTGATTGATCACGGCTTCCCCTTTACGGCCTCGACCTTGGCCAGCCACTCATAGACCGCCTGCAACCGGCGCCGCTGCTGAGGGCGCACGGGATTGATCCATCCCGCCGCTACCCGGAGAGTCTCGAGGAGCTCAGCGGGCACCGCGACCAGCACCGGCTGCGCGGGGCAGGAAGGGCAGGCCACGGGCGGCTGACACGCCTGGCACTCCACTACAGGGGGGCACGTCACCGCTGGCGGACAGGCAGCGCATGGAGCGGGAGGCACCATGCAGACCGAGGGCAGTGCGCAGGAGGGCGTAGGCGGGCCGACGGGCGGCTCCGCTCTGTGGAGTTGCGCGAGCAGCGGATCCACCACAGCTCCCCACCAGCTCTGCCCGTTGTACCGCAACATGCGGGCGTCCACCCAGTCCGTAGTGGTTGCGACGTATGTCCGCGACAGCCCAGCCAAGAGGCCCGCCGCCGCGAGCTCCGTCAGGTCCTCAACGCTCGTGCCTTCGGGCCCGCGCAGTGTTCCAAGGGGCCGCTGAGGAAGGCCGTACCGGGTCAGGAAGAAGTCTCCCGCCATCGGAATCTCGGGATGGAAGGTCCCGGTGATCTGTGCGCCGGTCCCATCCTTCAAGGCGACGGTCTGTCGGAGACCGGATTCATAAAGTCGGCGCCCAAGCTCCTGCGCACAAAGCTGCGAGCCCGAGAGCAGGAGAAGCAGGAGAGCGAAGTAGGAACGTTTCATAGAGCCTCCACTGTACCGGTGTACTATTTCACCAGTATAGCTCAAGCAAGCGCCCGAACAGAAACCTTTCGGCCGGTCCTGGTGACGCCCAAGACAATGAAGCTCCGACCCGGTGAACCCATGCCTAGGCGAGGTTGGGGGGGACGGTCCGCAGTCTCGTAGGTCACGCGGATCTCAGCCCCTGGTGTTACGGCTAGAGCCGAGGATCGGAACGGGATCACACGTCGAATCCGATCCGGTCGGTAGAGCGGGAGAAGTCGCGCCGCTTCGGCCATCGCGTCCGCTTCGTTTAGAAGCGGACTTTCAATTTCCAGGATGCGGGCGTTCGGGTGATCGTCCAGAATCGTGGCATCCTGAACTACGGGCGCCTCGCGCCACCGGGACTGTGCGAACTGGTACCGGGCCGGCTGCGCGGTAACGATGCTCTGAAGCTGATCCGCCGTCATTACGTTGTGGTTTTCTGCGTAGAGGACGCGGACCCCACAGACCTCAGAGGTGATCCGGTCGCTCGCGTCGTCAATCTCCTGGTAGTAGGTATCCCGACTTCCGAAGTCCCCGGCATCGGGCGTTCCCGTCGGAAGCGCCACCTGCCCCGCTTGCAGGAGATCGGAGCCTAAGGCCGGTCGGGCATACGAGGTCAGGCCTTGCAGGAGGCTGTGGAGCACGTCCTGGCACGAACTCGAGTCATCAATGACCACGCCACAGTCCGCTGCCGTCTGGCGAATATAGGCGGAGAGGGAAGCGGTATGAATCGCTGCCCTTGTGTACCCTGCATAGCGCAATGCCACCACTACGATCAGATCGGCGGGCGCAATCCGCGAGTAGGTCCATGCCGCTCCCCCCGAGAGGGTAATCGCCGGACCGCCGCTCTTGAGGTTCGCGCAAGATGTGCCGGTGTTCTCGCTGAAACTCCAGCCCGCAGAAAGCCACGTCTCGGTTCCGATAACCGGGAGCACCACGAGCGATTCGATCTCCGCCTGCGTCAGCACGCGGTTCGCCACCATGACCTCGTCCAGGCGACCGGTCATGAAGTTGCTCGAGACATCGGCCGAGCGTCCCACCGCGAACGAGGACGAAACCGTATTGAAGGTTCCCGAAACGGCCGTCGAGGCTACCGGCGAGCCATCGACGTAGATCCTAAGAAGCCCACCAGAGACGTCGAGAACGCCAGCGACGTGATACCAACGGTCTTGCAGTAGCGAGTCATAGACGGCGGTGTACTGCGTCCCCGCATCGTTGATGACACTCCACCGCAGGCGGTTGTTAGCACCCGTGGTGATGCCCAGCTTTCGAAAGCCAGCACCGTTGCCCGAGCGCCACCCGCAGAAGTCCCGGTTGCTCGCCGCGGTAACACCGGTGCTCACCAAACACGCCATGGTCATGCTACCGGCCGGGCAGGTATAGGTGGCGGTGCCGACTCCGGTGCCGTCGAAACTCAAGGCGGACCCGAAGTTCGTCTCGCCCACCATGTCGGCGGAGAGCTTTCCGTTTGCTGCGGCTACGAGGTTTACAAGGCCTCGGGTCAGGTCAACGCTGTACTGCGTGGTTACGGTGAGCGCCACATGGTTCGACCGGACTGCTGGAATCGCGAGCATGGGCCCGTAAGCCGCGCCGAAGATGTTGCGGCTCGGATCAATGTTTGTAAGCGGCACGTCGAGAGCCTTGCCGATCACGACCGGCGCCTTCTGGCCGACCAAGGAGGATCCACACCACCCAGAGCTCGCCCACGTGACACCTGTTCCGAAGGTTCCGGTAACCGTTGAGCCCGACTTCGTGCCCCGAGTTACCGAGCCCGACCCCTCCGCCAGGAGCAGAAGGTCATCCAGCCCGGTCTCTGTGCCGAGCAGAGGCATCAGCATGTTTGCGTCGATCTGCGCCAGCGTGCGTGCCACAGACCAAGGCCGCAGGTAGGAAATCAGTCCCCGGAAGTTTGGACCGACCTTCAGGTGGGCCGTGTTGGTTGCCAGCGTGCCGGTGACGCCTGTCGTGGTTGCTTGGAGGACCCGGTCGACATAGACCTTCCGTGTGGACGCGGAGGAGTCCCAGACCACTGCGATGTGGTGCCACTGGAGAGGGCGGATGGTTGCGGCCGGAGTGTCCGTGAAGGCTGGCGTCTGCTCACGAACGCCCCAGCGCAGCGCCCCGGAACCGCCGGTCCCAACGTCGAGATATCGGCCTGCGCTCCCCGTGTCTTTGGAGTGGACGACCTGGCCTGCCACCGTGGGATCGAAACAGTAGATCCAGACCTCTTCGGTGTAGGTGCCGGTGCGGTTGAGGACATTTCCGTAGTCGACGTGTCCCGCCGAGGTGCCTGGGAACGAGAGGCACGGGGGATTGAGATCGTGCCGGTTAAGCTGCTTTCGGAAGTTTCCTAGGGCACCGTTGAGCTTGATCGTCACTCGCGATGGGGTGACCTTAGGACGCCCTACGCCGACCCCGGAGAATAGCGGTTGTGCGGTCGCGTCGTCGTAGCGGATCGGGGTGCCGTTCGCGAGACGCCCCACCAAAAGGCACCGCACCGATAAGCCATCGACGGAGACGCCCGTCTCCCAGTCGTCATAGGTACCATCGTTGTGCCATTCGAGGACACCAGCCTCGATGCCGGCGAAGCCTCCAAGCCGCTCGCCTTCGTCAATTGACATCTCGGTGTTGAGGGAGGACGTGATGCCCCTGGAGAACTCGACGTCTATAGATGCGTCTGCCGAGGTGGAGTACGTGCGGGTTGCTTTCCGCAGGATGTTGGTAGCTCCCGACTGTCGGTAGGTGATCTCCCACAGCTCGGTACGTTCGATGACGTTGAGGTCCGCCAGGAGGTCTTCGTACGCCGCCATGGGGCTAGATGTCCTCCTCGATAGTCATCGAGCAGGTGAAGCCCTGCGGGCTGGTAGCGACACCTTCAAGCTGGGGAGGCTCTTTAAGCGGACCATAGATGTCAGTCTCGTTGATCCTTTCCACTTCGTCCGGCGCAGTGACCCAATAGGCGGATCGAGTGGTGCCCAGATACCGAGAGACATAACCCGCGACGTGATCGAGACCAGAAGCGCGCGAGAGCGCCGGCCACGTGATGTCCATTTCTCTGTAGCTCTGCCTAGCCTCCACGGCGAGGTGTCCGTTGATTCTCTCCTTTATGGACGTGTCCGGCCGGCGGAAGTGAATTCCGTGCTCGATTGAGGCGTCGGCGCCGCTCGGATCTTCAAACGCGAGAGCGTCGCCGATGACTAGACGGCCGAGGTTGAGAGTGCCGCTAAAATTAGAGAGAGCCTTAAACTCAAAGAACATCTGGTCCCAGTAGGTTCCGTTGGGGAAAATGTGGCGCAGGTAGAGGTTCTCGTAACGAGCCGGAGGCGTGAAGTACCCCATGGGCACAACCGGATCCATCCAACCGGAATCGGTCACAAAGGCGTCCGCGGTGCTGGCAAAGTCCGGACTCCACTCCACAGATTTGAACTCGACCGTGGCATTCGCCGATGCCGTCCCGGTCAATCGGAGACTGACTCCAGACGTGGGGGGCGGGGGTCCACCTGGAAGGCTGCCCGCATCCCAAAGAAACGTGATGAGTTCGCCGTCACCCGTCGTCGTGACGGTTACGGGGGCTCCGGCCTGCCGGACGACCCCACCCACCAAGATTTCTGGAGTCACAGTTGGCGGTGTGGCGCCACCCTTTTTTCGGACACGAAAGCGCATTATTTGGAGATCGGTGCCGACCTTTAATCCGCAGTCGTCAGCAACTGGGTCGAAGGCAACTGCCAGAACAGTGTTCGCAGTGCTGACGTTTGCAGTTAGCCACGATCCAACCGGAATCTCCGGATCGACGTCTTGCGTGGCCGCAACACCCGCCGATACGTTGAGGTTTGCGCTGCCAGAGATTGATGCTGGCCTTGCCTTGCAGGTGAATGACTTGACGTCGCCACCGGGCCCCCCTGAGATCGTCCGCACGCGCCATTTCGTGGCGAGGTAATCGGGCAAGCCCTCATAACCGGGTCCGGTGAGATCATGGTTGATGAACGCAGCGAGACGTACCGGCTGCGGCAAGATGTTGGAGTTGCACAGAAAGCATGTACTACTCCAGGTCGAAGCTGCGGCTCTCGCCACGGAGGCGACGTCCGCCGTAAGAAGCTTCTCCAGCGGGTAGTCGGGGTTCCAGTTCCCTCCAGAGAGAAGGCAGGAATCCGCCGCGTTGTACGGGACAACGAACGGTTCGGTCATCGCGCCCTCGCTCTCGCCCGCTTGGCATCCGCGGCGTCCTCAGCAATCACGTCAAGGTCGGCGATCTCCTTCTGTGCATCGGCGGAACGCTCGCGCCGAAGGGCGGCGACTTCCTGGCGGAGCGACCGCAGCTCCCGCACCACGTCCTCGTTCTCGCTGGAGTCGCCGCCACGCACCGGGAACGGCACCACTGGTGCCACAGGAGCTCCTGCGGAGAAGCGATCGACCGGGGCGGCAGGAGCCGAGGCGAACCGGTTGGAGCCTCCGTAGAGGTTGCCCACCCCGTTGTTCGCGTTGAGGTCGATCACCGCCTGCCGGAGGCTGATGAGATCGGCGTGGGCCTGGGCGGCTGCGTCTGTGGCGATCGTGCTCTGCCGGCGAACGAGGTCCTGCAGCGTAGCCGCCTCCACTGCCGGCGAGACCGCCAAGTTCGCGAAGTCGGCGAGCGTCTGCTGCACCAACTGGGCGAAGCCACCGGAGAGGCCCTCGCCAGCACCACCGGCAAAGTAGGACTGAGCGACCTGAAGGAGGGTGTCCCGAATGCCCACGAGGTTTCCGAGAGCTTCCGAGTTCCCACCCTGTGCGGCGGCGAGTGTGCGCTGGTAGTCCGCAAGGGCGGTCTGGAAGCGCTCCTGAGGACCGAGGGGGGATTGCGCCCCCGTCAAGATCCTCCGGTTGGAGTCGACGAGGTTCCGGACAAGGTCGGTGAAGCTGATGGCCGCCTGTCGCTGAGCGTTTGCGAGAGCCTCGGCTTGTTCAATATTCCGCTGCGCTACATAGTCCACGAGGTCAGCGACCGACTGAGCGGCGCGGGCCGTCCCGTTCGCGACTGCGACAGCCGCGTCATGACTCGCCTGCCAAACATCCTTGTCCTTCTCCCAGAGCCCAGCCGCGATGAGTTCCGCCTTTAGGATCTCGTATTGCAGCTCGACTTCTTGCTTCTTCAGCTCTACGATCTTTCCCTGCCACTCTGGAAGGTCCTTCAGCGGCTCGAACAGGCGGTCTTCAAGCTGGTAAGTCGCAGCGCGCTTCGCCATGTCCGCGGCATGATCGAGGGCGACCGAAGCCGCCAGCACCTCGGCGGCCGACATGCCCGACGCCTTCGCCAGCTCCACAAGGTTCTCGCGCAGCTCGGCAGTCTGGGCGTCAATCTGGGCGAACGGATCGGAAATGCCGGCGAGCTGCATCACGCCCTGTGCCCAAGACGCCTTCATCTTGTCTAGGAACTTCCCCTCCATGAAGTCGCGGAGCCAGTCAGGGATACCGGTCTCTTTCCGTCCCAACTTCTTCAGGTCGGCAAAGAACGCCATGCCGGTGGCAAGCTGGCGGGTGAAGTCCGTCCCGATCCCGGCAAGCGACTCCGCCTGATCACGAAGCGCTTTCTTTCTCTGGTCGGCAATGAGCCGCTCCCCCTCCGCGAGTTGGGCCTGGGTGAGGTGGCCCTCCTTGGCCTCCTTGTTCCAGTCGGACTGAGCCTTTTGAGACTCTCGGTAGATCCGCATGGCGTCGGAATCGTTCGCGTGCCGGAGGTCGTCGAGGTGGTCGAGAGCACCCTTGCGCGCGTCCTGCCGGCCGGAGCCACGCCCACCCGCAGGCTTGCCCGCAGCCTCGCGAGCCGCCGCATACGCATCGTTGAACATCTCGCCGAACTCGGCCCACTTGTCCAGGGCGAGCAGTTGGGCCTTGATCGCGGCGAACTCGATTTCCACCTTGAGCAGCGCATACTCGTGCGCTTGCTTGGCGTACTTCGCGGACCCTTCGAGATACTTGTAGAGGGTGTCGAAGATGGCGCCGTTGAGCTGTGCCCCTGAGATGGCCTCCGGAACCCGGTTGAGTTGATCGAGGTAGCCGGTCAAAACCGCTCGGAGCCGGTCTGCCGATTCGCCGGTCTTGCCGCTGAGACTGGCGAGCTGCTCCTGAACCAGCTCGATCTGCGCAGTGATGAGCCCGCGCGCCTCCTCGACCCCTCGATTGAAGGAGGCCAGATCCGCCAGCCGCTTGGCGGAGGAGTCGTCCACGCCGAGGAGCGAATTGCGGACCGCCTCTACTTCCCGATTGCGGGCCGCTACCAGATCGCTGACAGCGCGCACTTCCTCCAGGGCGGATTCCACGGAGAGGCGTCCGCCGCCCTTGTAGGGCAAGCCTCCAACCGGGTCCCCCGTAGGCTCGCCGTCTCCCGCCCCACGGCCACCCACGAAGGGGTCGCGGATGATGACGCCACCGCCACGAAGGGTTTGGCTATCCGCGATCCTGGACTTCAGATCCCCGAGAGCCTTCCGGATCTCGTCGTCGATATTCAGCCCGAACTTCGTGAAGATGTCGTAGACCTGGGAGCCCACGGTGCCGAGCCGGGTGGCGACCCTGGCGAACGCCTTATCCAGCTCCCCCTGGAACTGGTCCGCCGTCTCGGCCGCTGACTTCGAGATGGCATCGCGAACCTCAGCGGGGAGACCGCCGATCCGCGACTGCTTCACGGCCTGGATCGTGGCGAACTGGAACGCCGCCTCGGCATCGTTGCCAAAGTGGCGGATCAGCCCGTCGGCGTACTGGACCCAATACTCGGTGTGCTTCCCATGGCCGGAGCGGGAGACGGTCAGATCTCCGGTCCAGCCCTGCATGATCCCGCCGAGCCCACGGATGATTCCGGTGACGGTCTTCACCATGCCATCCGCAACGTCGCCGAGGTGCTGAATGCCGGTGGAGGCGCTCCCGAGAGACCACGTCAAGGAGCCGGAGCCGCTGGCCCCTACCCGGAACTGTTCGAACTCCCGCTTGTGGTGATCGATCCAGTTCTTCGCCAGGAAGTACACCGCTGCGAAGATGGCCACCGTCGCTCCGATGCCCGCCAGCGCCCCAGTGCTGATTCCGCTGCTGCTCGCTCCTGCCCCCGCGGTGCTGCCGCCACCTGCAGCCGAGTCAAGGGCGGCCGCGCTGGCCCCCCGCGAGCCCGCAGCCGCCGTGTTCCCGTAGAGGTAGCCGTACCCTGACTGCGCCGTCTGAGCCCCACGGTAGGTGCCCCAGACCGAGCGAGCAGCGGAGATCCAGCCCGTTCCCCCGCTGCTTCCTCCTCCGGGGGAGCCACCCTCGCCGAGCACAGATTGAGCCGCCTTCGCCCGGATCACCGCGGCGATGAACACTCTCACCCATTCTGCGATGGCCCGGACCGCCTGCTGGAGGAACGACTGCCACATGTCCTTCCACTGGACCTTGGAGCCAGTCACCGCGGCGGCCACGTTGTCGAGGATGGAATCCCGGATCGTGGTGCCCAATTGAACCCAGGGGGCCTTCAGGTCGGCTGCGAGTAGAGCGGCTTCTTCACGGAGGCGGCCCATGGTGTCGCGGACCGTGGCCGTCATCTCCTGCGTCCCTTCGACGTTCTGCTCTCTGAGTTTCGCGAGCAAGTCACCCTGAAAGCTCGCTGTGACGTTCGCCAACTGCTTTAACGTGGCGAGGTAACTATCCAGGAATTCCTCGTTGACCTTGAAGAGGCGCCCAGCTTCGGCATCCGCCTCGTTCATCCTGGCAAGAGCGTCCTTCGCAGCAGCAATCGAGAATGTCAGCCGGACGAGTTCCAGCCGTTGGGCGGAGGTGGCGCCGGCCCCTGCGGCCCGAGCTTTCGCCAGCGCCTCCTGTAAGGTGATCTCAAGCTTGAGCGCCTCTACGCCACGCCCTCGGGCCTGAACCTGAGCTTCGATATTGCGAAGCTCCAACTGCGCCGCGGCCACCGCGTCGAGCGCGGCCTTGCGCAACCGTTCCAGGTCTTGGCTCAGGCGCCCGGTGCTTGTAGCTGCATCGTCGCTTGCGGATGCGATCCCTTTAACATGCTTCTGGTGTTCCTCCAGTCGGGGAGTTAGATGCGCGAGAACGTTGTCGAGGTTCTTCTCCTCTTCCGAAAGAACTCCGATCTGCTTTAGCAGGTGGTCTCTTGCGGCTTCGTCCAGACGCAAGACTTCGGGAGAAGGCCGGAAGGAAGGCGACGACGCGCCCTCTTGGCTATAGCCGGCTTGTGTGAGGAGTGCCTGCTTCTCCTGCTCAATCTGCGTCCGCCGGGCGGAAAGTGCGTCGATCCCTGCCTTCGCGGCATCGATCTGCTGCTGCTCAAGTTCACCGTACGCCTTGCGGAGTTCCCCGACCGCGCCCACTTGGTTGGCAAGGCCGATGTTGAGCTGAGTATTGTTAGCATCGGCATCGCGCAATGACTCGACGAAATGATTAAGACCCAATAGAGCGAGAGGAACCCAGGTAATCGGGTTCACCAGCAGCGCCCGATTCAAGCCAAGGACGCTCGTCCTCGCAACCTCAGCATTCAACGCCATAGCCCGGAAGCCCAGAGCAATCGCGTTGAGCGTCTGTGCGACCCGCAGTACAGCGTACGATTCCAGGAGGATCTTTACCGCCTCAAGATGGTCAATGAGGATGAGGAGGACCGCGGAGACTGGCTCGATGAGTTTCGCGAGACCCGTAAACACATCGACGAGAACGGCCGCCACCTTCTTCCCGCGCTCGCGGAACTCCTCGGAATCCAGCGCCCGAATCGCTCGTTCCACCATCGAGCGAATCAGGTTGCCAATGTCGCCGTCGCCGAGATCCTGGAGGAGGTTCCCCCAGGACACCTTCAGGGCGGAGAGAGCTCCCGGCAGCGTGTTCCGGAAGGCAGCAGCGGATCCGCCAACCTCCACCGCGAGCTCCTGGAGAATGACGCCCTGAGCCTTGGCGATCTGACCGGTTTCCACGAAGGCCTTGATCGTCCGCTTCTGCTCCTCCGAGAAAGAAATGCCGACCTTCTTGAGCGCGGTGATTCCGGCGATCGGATCATTGAGAGCCTTTCCCACCTGGATCGCCGAGGTTTTGAGATCTCCTTCCAGCCGGGTCGAGAGGTCCAGCACCGCCTGCTGCGCCTGTGGAAAGACGTCGTGTCCGATCTTGGTGAACGTGAGCAGCAGGGACTCCGCCCCCTGGATCACCTCATCATCGATGCCAGTGAGACTGGAGAAGCCTTCGGCCATGCTCACCAACTGCGTGGCGGTGTAACCGGCAGCGCCCCCGGTAGACTTCACCCCGGCCGAGAGCTGAGCGAAGGCCTTCTCTCCTTCGCCCACTTCTTCAATCAGGCTGTGGATCACAGACCCCACCGACACATAGGCAGCGAGCCCGGCCACGAGACCGCCGATCCCAAGGCCACCGCCGGAGGACGAAGCGTGCGCGGCCTGCCGGCTTGAAGCCTCCTGCTTCTCGATCGCCGCGGTGAGGCGTAGCCGCTCCCTGATTTCACGCTCGAGCACTACGGCTTGCTCGCTTCCGAGCTTCACCCCAGAGGCTATTACCCGGTTGAGAATTTCCTCCTCTTGCCGCTGCTTCGCTACAGCAGCAGGCCCATGGGCGTAGGAGGCCAAGCGGCGGCTGAGCGAGGCATTGCCTTGCACCAACTCAGCCGTCGTCTTCGCTACGGAATCGTGAAGCGTTCGTTCCGAGGCCGCGAGCTTTTCGTTCTCGCTCTCCAGCCTCGCGGTAGCAGATGTCAGCTCTATCTCTACTCGGAGGTTGGCGAGGTACGCCTGCCCGAGTTTCGTTGCGGGGTCGAATCCGGCGGATACGGCGCGGTTCACGAGCTCGCGTTCAGCCCGGAGCTTTGCCGCGCCCCCTGCTTCGGCCTGCTCGGCAGCGAGTTCTTCGCGGAGTGCACCTGCGTGCCTGAGCGAGAGGTCGGTGGCGCTCTGAAGAGTCGCTCGGTACGCCTCCATCTTCCCCGAGAGGGAGGCAACCAGGCGTTCCTGATTCTGGTATTCCTTGGAAGCGTTCTTCCCGGCCGCCGCGAGTTGGCCCAATTCTTGTTGTGCGGCCGAGAGTCTCGCTTCCGTGCCAGCGATAGAGGTGGTGAGGCGGGCCGCGTCGTTCGCGAGATCTGCCAGGCTCTTCCCTGCTCCCCCGACAGCCGTGGCGGCACGCTTCGCGCCTGCGCCGATCACATCGAATGATGTGCCATCGGCCTTGATAACCACGGAAACGACGAACGGGGAAGAGCCGGCCACGGGCTACGCCTTCCTCTCAGCGCTGAATTTGTTCTCCAGCTCTTCCAAAAGGTCACGCATAGGAAAAAGCACGTCGCGGGCAAACTCTGGATCGAGACCGTTCTCGGTCGCCCAGTTGGTCACGTGGCCCCAGTCCAGAGCAATGTTGTGAACCAAGCCACCCATCCCGCCAATAGAGACGCTCCGCTGGCAGAGGCGCCAGAAGTCGCGCCAGTAAACGACGTTCTCTTTCTCCAACTTAGGCGCAGGATCATCGATGAGGCCCTCCGCCACTGCCTGCTGTTCCAGCGCAATTTCCAGCCGGGCAATGCGCTCATCCAGTCGGGAGCGCTCCGCCGCCGCCTCATTGAGGGCTTCCTCGGGTGAGAGTCGGCGACGGTCATACTTGCGCTCTAAGGACTCGCGGAGGACCGCTAGGAGTTTCCCTGGGTCTTCTCCAACTCACGGAGGTTGAAGTTCTCCTCTTCGATGATGAAGTTGAGAACAGCGGCGCGGACGGTGCGGATCTCCAGCAAGCTCCGCAGGATCTTGTGCAGTTCCTTCTTGTCCTCCGGGTGAGCCAGGGGAACGCCCGCCGTCTCCTCGAAGTCGGCATGGTCGTGCAGCACGCGCCCCACCCACGAGGATCGAACGTGGTCTTCCGCAACCTCGTCCGGGATGGGGTAATCCTTCGGCTTGCTGTGCTGCCGGCGCCACAGGTCGTCGAGGCGCTTCTGTTCCTTCTGAAGATCCTTGTTCGCGACGTAGGTAACCTGCACCTTGCCGAGGTACACGCCGCCTACCATGTGGATCTTCATCCAGACGCCCGTCTCGACCTCGAACTCCTCCTGCTTGCGGACGTCAGCGAGGGAGGCTCGTTGAATCGTCGGGGCCTCGGGACCTGCGGGACTCTGGGGAGGCGGCTGCACCTCGACTTCATCAAGATTGCTCATCGGATCCATTCGCTTCTACCTTTCGTAGAAAGCTCCGGGCCGGTGGAGTCCTGGCGCCCCACCGACAGGCCGAAAGGTGCTTCTCCAGGAACCCGGGCCGGAGCAGGGTTGACTTCGTTAGGCGGTGGTCACAGTGACCGCACCGCTGGCCAGCATGTAGCTGTAGCTGGCCTCCATCACTTCGTTCACGGCACCGCCGAGCGGCACCTCGGAAAGGATGGCGGTCATGCTGTAGACCGGGTTCGTCGTGCTCGGAGCGTTGATCGCGCCGTTGTAGCACCACGTCACCGTAAAGCCCGTGTTGCCCATGAGCGCCCGGTGCGTGTTGTGAACGGAACCTGCGCCCGAGGCCGCGAGGTCGTCCTTGTACGTGACGTCCAGCTTCATGTCCTGCACACCCGGCAGCCGGTGACGCTGCGCAGAGGTGCCGGTCGGGTTCGACGCGAGCCACTCCTTGATTTCCTGAGAGTGGGTGTTCTTCATGGACGTTACGTGCGACGACATGTCGACGCTGTTGACCGAGATCGAGAACTTAAAGCCGATGAACTCCGACATGATCGGGTCTCCCTTTCTTAGCGAACGCCTGCGGCCGACCGGATCACGAAGACGGGAGAGCCCGTTCCGCCGCCGGTATAATTAAAGCGATAGGTGGTATCGGTAATGGGGCCGGGGATGACCTTGCGCTCCTTGCCGCGAGTGGTGAGCTGGGTAAAGGTGGCGCGGGTCACCGCATCAGAGAAATCACCAGCCGCGGAACTCTCCAAGATCACGTCCTCGGTGGGCGCGGTGCCGCCGGGGAGCATCACGCTGTGGAGATGTGCGTAGAGGTTCGCGTCGGCCGCTACCTCCTCGAGCTCAAACTCCTCGCCCGGGCCACTCGGAGCTGGGCCAAAATCGAACAGCTTGCCTGGGCAGATCACCCCGTTGCTCTGATAGGTAGCGGCGAAGGGGACCACGTCGCCGGTCGGACCTCCGAAGGCGCTCTCCGCCATGACTGCGGGGAACAGGTACACCAGTGATCCGGGAGTGCGCGAGAGCCCGAAGGTCAGAATCGTGTTGCTGACGCCGAGATCCGCCTGAGCCTGGAGCCAGTTGCTTCCAAAATCCAAGTAACCGTCCACCGGCAGCTCCGCGCTCTCGGCTCCGGGAAGCCGCTTGCGCGTCAGTGGATCGGACGTGCCCGCTTCGATCGGCTTGAAGCAGATCCACTCCTTGATCTCTTGGCTCCATTTGAACGGAAGCCCCTTCGTTACGGGCGCGACGTCATAGGCGCCGATCGCCAGAAAGGCGTCGGAAAAGATCAGTTCAGCCATTCGCCTTCCCCTTCTTTGCGGGCTTGGACGCCGGCTTTAGCGTCGCCCCTTCCTGAGGACTTGGCGCTTCGTACTTCTGGGAGCGGAGCCACTCCGCCCGAACAGCATCGACTCGGATAGCGGAGCCAGCCTTCCGGCCTCCGTAATCCTTCGCGAGCACGATCACCTTAAGTCGGTCGCTCATTGGCCCACGTCCGGGTCTGAAGTCGAACCCGCGGCACTGGACGCTGCCGCTGCCGCCTGTTGGACGCGATAGCGGCGCACCGTCTCGAGTACGAACTGCCGCACCTGAAGATCGACGAACTGAGCCTTCGTCACAGCTACGGACTGTCCCAACTGGAGAGAGGTGCAGATCCCCGCACCCACCATGGAAGAGGTGCAAGGGGTCGGACTCTGCCAGTTGCCGAGCGCCGCGAAAGCGTCAGCGATCAGCGCAGACGGAGCTTGCAGGGCGCCCGCTCCATCGGGGTCAACCGTGGAGATCGGAAGGGAGTAGAGGACGTCGGACGTAGCCCGGCACAGGCTCGCCGTGACGAAGGCGTTGGTACACGCGCGAGTGCCCGCCCACGACGGCAGCGCCATGAGCAGCAGCGTAAAGAAGAGCAGCTTCCTCAATTGTTGCTCCTTGCCAGCTCTACAAACCGATCACTGGCGTAAATGAGAGAGAGGGAATCCTGAGGTCCGAGGTCGGCAGATCCAGCGAGCTCGGTAACGCCGGCCGCCTCCGCGAAGCTGCAGACGTTCGTCCCAGAGTTCACGATCCGAAGCTCTTGCCCATCGAGCGCGTTGGTCTCTGACAGGGTGACGTCACACCCGTCTGGATCGGCACAAGAACAGCGAATGAGGCTCGAGGCCGGTGTCAGAGTGGCCGAAGCCCGCGTGCCCGAGCCGTTGTCTGCAATGGAGAGGAGCGCGGATGGCGTTGCGAGCGTCGCGACTTCCAAGGCCGGGCGCCCACCATTGACCCCTATGGTGATGTGCCCAGAGGCGCCGCTCCCGCTGAGATCGATGGACCGCGACGAGCCCGAACTGATACCGATAGCGCCCATGCGGAAGAAGTACAGTTCCGCGCAACTTGGGTCAGAACAGGCATCGAACTCGTAGGCTCCCAACCGGCGAGCACCCGTCCCGGTGGAATCTGAAATGAACAGCTCGTTCCCGTTCTGCTTCAGCGCCGGATAGGGTCCGGAGGACTGCCCCAGCTTAAGAAGACCAGGAACGAAGAGATTTCCGGAAGCGTCTACCGTTGCGGTGCTTCCCGCCAGCGTCGAGCCGCTGGTGCCGGAGAACACGGCTACTGAGCGGTCGGTGGAAGAGCCAGGGCCGGACAGGCCGCCAGGTACATTGAGGACGGTGGTAGTTCCATCGTCGGCACACGAGATGCCTGAACCGACGCAATTCAGCTTGAGGCGCTGGGGCAGGTCTGACCCCTCATCTTGCACGGTCCTCGGAATGCCGTCCGATCCCGGGGACCCTGTCTCGCCCGTGTCACCCTTCGATCCTGTCGCTCCAGTAGCGCCCGTGGACCCGGTTGCACCCACGTCGCCGCGGGGAATCAGGAAGTTTAAGATGGCGGCACTCGACGTTCCCACGTTCACTACAGAGGCCGACGAGCCCGGCGCGCCGGTTGTCGTGGTTCCCGCGGCGACCGTGGCTGATTGGCCAGGGTCCCCCGGCTCCCCTGTCTCCCCCTGTGGTCCGACTCCGCCTGCGCCCCATGCGCCGTCGTGACAAAAGCACAGCACCTCGAGTGAGCCGCCTCCGACGCTGCAGTCCGTAGAAGTTGCCGCGTTCGTGACCGCTACCAGCTTGGGCGAACCGTCGGTGCAGGGACCCAACTTCGCGATCACGCGATGCGGAGGGACCGCGATGAGCTGCGCCGAGGCGGAACTCGCGACGGCGAGCAGCAGTGCCCAGCCGAAGCGCCGCATCTAGAGGAGCACCTCGGAAAGGCTCAGGACGATCAAGTTATCAGCGTCGTACACCGTCGCGAGTAGGCGCGAAACCCCTGAATCTGGCGCCGTGCTCCCGGCCCCGCTGACGCTCTGCGAGAGGTAGAGCGAACCCAGCGGCCAGCCGTGCGCAGGAATCCGAACTGCCCCTCCGACCGTCAACGAGAACGTGGTCGAATCGAGCACCTCTGATACGACCCCCTCACAACGAGGCTCCCCCTCGATGGCTCGTACGCGCCGCCACTGGGTACCATCGAAACCTACCCAGTCGCGAACACTGAGCCCGTGCGGCGAGGTGGTGGTGATCGAACGGGAAGTAGACCCGACGCCTGCCACGGTGACGCAATCCTCCTGGCTCAACTGAGCGGCCCGCCGGAACGGCAGGTAAACGCCCAGGACATACCAGCCCTGCTGGGCCTTATCGACCATCTCGTCCGCGCCGCTAGGCACGACGCCGTAGAACGCGAACCGGCCGCTTGTGGTCAGGGTTACGGCATCGCTCAAGGCGTCGAGGCGGGAGCAGAAACCGTCCACTACCTCGCGTCCAGAGTCTTGCTGCTGGCCAACCTGAAAAATGAGGCGACCTTCCAGCCAGCGGTGGCGTGTATCGTCCGCTCCGAAGTTCCCAGGGGTGTTGTCTTCATACTCGAAGTCGTAGGCGTAGAACTTCGACGGATCGGCCACGTTCCCGTGGGTCGGCATCGTGAAGCGCCGCCCGGGTAACTGGACGGGCCACCCGGTGAACTCACCACGGAGCATCGCGTCGATCAGCGAGTGTGCGACCTGGAAGTGGCCCACTACGCGCCCCCCGCCTTTCCGATCGCCGCCTCAACCACCGAATCCCACCGGCGGCGGAGCTCGCGCACCATGCCGCGGATCTGCCCGCGCCTCGCGTGCGACTGCTTGGAGCCGAGCATGCGCCCCTTCACCGAAACAGTGGCCCCCCCCCGAGTGAACGAATACGGCTTCGAACGCTTCCGCCCGCGATTGATCACAGCGGCGTAGGTGGCGTTTCCCTTGCCGCCGAAGCCCACCTCGTTTGGGGCCAAACCGTCCGCTCGGACGAGTCCCAGCGAGGCAAGGAGCTGGCCCGGGTGCTTGTCCCGGCCGGACCCCACGGGAGTTCGAGGCGGAGCGGCTTCGTGCAGCACGTCCGTCGCGAGTTCCTGGGCGTTATCCAGGACTCGGGTGAGCAGCCCCCCGAGGTCCGCACCGAAGCGGCTCGCGAACTCTTCCGGGCTGGCGTAGGTCCGGCTCATGGCTTCGCCTTCACCGTGACCCGCCAGCGAGTGACGCCTCCAGCTCCCACCGGGTCCACCGAGAGAATCAGAAGGTCGTCCAGATAGTCGCCGGGCTCCGGCTCCGCGCCCTCGCGCCAGGCCAGCACCAGCACCTTTTCGCCAGCCCTTACCGTCCCGTCGTCGTCGAGAAGTGCCTTTCCGTTCATCCTCTGGAAGGTCGTCTCGCCGTAGGGCTGCGAGAAGGTGAGGGCCGCGCCCTCGGCCCCGTCGGACGGCAGGGGCGGCGTGAACGTGAGCGAAACCTGCCCATTGCTCGCAAACGCCCCCGCTGCCACCGTGAAGGTGCCTGTCACATCCTCGATGCCGAACTGGGAGCCTGCCACCACGGAGCCGTCGAGGTTCGCCGCTGAGGCCACCAGCGCGGTTGCGCCTGTTGCCACGCTCCCGACCAGGCGCAAGGTGAGGCTCCGAATGTTGTTCTGCTTCCGGAGGACGGATGTAGCTCCGTCACCGAAGAAGCCGATCGCCATGGAACTGAGTTCACGGAACGCGGCGTCCACTAGACGACCCCTCCGCGACCGAGTCGCCAGCGATCAAGGAAGGCTTTCGTCGAGGGGAGGAGCTCCTCTGCCGTTTGGGTGGCGAAGTAGCTCACTGAGAAGCCTTCCGCCTCCATGCTTGCCACGCCTCCAGCAACGTTGCGGCGCTTGAACCGGGTCAGCACCTCGAGGAATACATGGTCCGCAAAGGCGTCGGGCAGTTCCCAGGCGGTCCTCGCGGTCCACGAAGCAGACCCATCCACGACCGAGTCCCCAGCGTCAGGCCACGTAGGTTCGGCCTCAGCGCTGGTGCCCGCAGACGTACACTCGAATCTCACGCTGGAAGGGGACGAACTCCGCGCCCACTCCCCACGCGCGTACGTGGCGTCGGGCTCCCAGGTGGACACCTGGCCGGGCAAGAGAAACCCCGCACGGTAGGAGGCGGTGAAGTTGGATGCGCCATCTTGAAGCGCTCCGGCTCCGTAGAAAGCCCAACCGCAAGCCCGGAACACCTCTCCATTGCCCGCCGTTAGGGTGACGTCGGTCACGGCATCCTCCCCATGAACCAGCGCCAAGCTCTCCGGCTCCACGGGATACATGGAGAGGTACAGGCGAGAGCGCCCGTTCCCCGCCAGCGTCTCTAGATACTCCTGCCGCCCGAGAGGAAAGCCGAGGTAGGTGGTGATGGCAGAGGACGCGCTGCCGATGAAGTCCCCCAGCAGCGCATCGCTCGCGGAATCCGTCACTCCAAGCCGCAGCTTCACCCGATCGAGGGTGATCAGGTTCGAAGCCGCTGCCGGAGTGAGGACAGAGATCGCCATAAGGACTAGACCGTCACGACCTCGTCCACGATGGTGGCCGGAGTGCCAGGAGCGTTGTAGGCGCCGACGCCGTAGACGTCGACCGTGATCAGAGAGGCGGCCGTGGCGTCGGTCAGGGAGACGCGGAAGTATTTGAAGCTGTTATTGATGTCGAGCCGGTCGGCGCGCAGGTTGATGACCACCACCTTCCCGTCATCGGTGCCCGCCTTGGTGAGCTGCGTGATCGAGGACCCGCTCACGTCCTTCACTCCGGTGCCGCTGCTGTCGGTGGCCTGCTGCACCTTCACGTCCACGGTGGCGCTCGCGCCGAGCACGCCCACGCCAACCTTGATGTAGTAGGCGACGTAGTCGGCGGCAGAGATCCAGCCGGTGGTCACGGTGCCGGCGGCCTGAGAGACTGGGGCGATCGTCGCCAGCAGAGGGAACTGATCACTGGGCTTGAAGTTGGTCGCGATCATTTAGCGCGCCTCCAGGGTGACGAAGTGCGACTTGGTGGTGCTGCCCTTGCCGGTGGGCGGCTGGATGGGGGCGCTCAGGAGGGGCTGACCGGCGAGACGCACCGTCCACCGGAAGGCGGTGAGGCCATAGTCGAACCAGAGATGCATCGACTCCGCGAACTGGACGCCTCCCGCCCGCATGGCGGAATACATGCCGGCGAGGTCGACGAACTGGATGTCGCCAAGGTTCCCAAGCGTGGGGCTGTGCTCGGTCCACTGAACCGGCAGGCCGAGGATGTTGCCGGACGGCGCGTCCTTGAAACCGGAAGCAGCGGGCGTCCAGATAGGGACCTGCCCGATGGTCAGCTCCATGAGCTGCGGCAGGATGTCGGAGTTGGCGAACACCATGGGCTGGGCGCCCGGGCCGCGATAGAGCCGCGCGAACAGCTTGCCGAGATTCTTGGTGGTGATGGTGGCGGCCGCCTGGCCAGATTCCTTGCTTACCGTCACGAGGGCCGGGGAGGACATCCAGCCCTTGGGCTTGCCGACGCCGTCACCCCACATGAATGCCTCGGAGCCCACCCACTCGATCGCACGTCCGGCACCCCGAGTCAGCCGCGCGTTCAGCCGGGGCGCGTCCGCCATCAGTTCGTCCGTGGCCGCGACGAAGGCGTAGAGCTCGTTGAGCTCCACGCGTCCACCCTTTGTGGCCAGCTTGGAGGCCGTCATCTGCTGAGCCTCCACCCGCCACACCGCCTGAATGCCGGTGCTTCCCCAGGGCGTCGACTCGTCTTTCCCCATCTCGATCGAGTTGGAGGTCGTCGGCTCCATGCTCAGGAGAGACATGATGTCCGTGCCGCTGAACGCCACCTCGAAGATTTCCTCCCGGAACTGGGGGGGAACCTCCCAGCCGCCCGTGTCGGAGTTCGTCTCCTGGTGATAGTTGGAGGGCGTGGTGGCGTTGATGTCGCCGTGCTGGAGGTAGCCCGCCGCGATTCGGTCGAGGCGCTGGTCAGTCCCTCCGGTCCGCGTCACCGCTCGCCGAACCGACATCGCCATCTCCGCGAGGTTGCGGAACCCGGCGGTGGGGTCGATGTTCGGCTCCACGGTAGCGGGCCCATGAGCAGACGCTTCGGCAGGAGCCTGGGGGAGTGCCGGAGCGCTGCGCTCCGCCTCGCGCAGCCGGTTGATCGCGTGGATCTGCGCATCGAGCTGGGCGATCTCTCCGACCGCGGTGGCGGTCCCGGCGGCGACATCGGCAGCCGTGGCCAGCATCGCCAGCCCCTTGGCGACGTCCTCGCTGGACGCGTCAGCTTTCGAGACGAGGGTTTCGGCCTCCGTCACGAGCTGGGCTCGCCGGGCCAGGAGGGCGTGAAGAGGAGTGTTGCTGGGCGGCATTCCGTTCTCCCGGCGCCAGCCCGGCACAAAAGCGAAAACGCGTGCCCGCTGGACGCCACGTTTTGAGTTGTGGTGTCCGGCAGGCACGCGCCTCGATGGAGTCGCGTAACTCTGCGTCGCCGTCAGAAGTGATCGATCAATGGACCGACCTCTGTCATGGGGCCTACAAAACTAGGATACGAAAGGGAGGGGCGGGATGGAAGTCTCCCGCCATAACATTCACGATCTGTCGATGGGGAGGTTTCGGACGAGGCGGCGGATCACTGCGGACCTGGAAGGCTCTTTAATTCCAGCCTCTCTCCACCGGGCGACCTCCTGATCGATGGAGCGCAGGGTGGCCTCATCCAAGGTCACCGTTGTGCGGACAAGGCCGCCACCAGTAGTGCCCTTGCCGCGAACGTTCACGCCCGCAACATCCCGGAGCGGGAGCTGGAAAAGATGGCCTCGGCGATCTCCCCAAGATCGTCTCGCCGAAGAACAGAAGAGAGCCGATACACTTTAGCCCCGAAGCCGCCGACAGGATCAAGCACGGGCACTTCGATGGCCAAAGTACGTGCGTCGACGTCTACAGTACAACCGCCAGGAATCAGGATGGCCTTCATGAACCCTACCCGCGCATGGCGGGATGAAGGTCCAGGTTCCCCATCACCGCCCGCTCCGCTGCCGTAGCCGCCAACTCCTCGTGCCGTGCTCCGCCCATATTGGCGTTGCAGCAGAAGCCGGTCAGAGCGGCCAGGAACAGGCTCCGGTATCGCTCCTGCTCCTCCTTGGTCGGTGGCTTTACCGCGATCGGCACCTCAACCACCCCCGCCTCAGCCTCGGGGGAGGAGGGCTTCTCATTGAGTTCCCCGGCTTCACTCTTGGACATGACGTTCCTTGGTGTGGTCTTCATGCTTCTCCCTTCGCGTGATGGTTAAGCTGTTCTGCGGGCACGAGCGAGCGCTAGGCGAGCCTTTGCCCTGGTTTGGATGAGTAGGTCCACTGCGTCGATCGGAGGAACCGCCGCTTCGTCGCCTTGCAGCTCACCGCCCTCAGCGGACACTCGCGGCGTCAACTCTTCGGCCCGCGCTCCGCCCGGCCGCCCCTTTCTCTTCACTAGCCGATCGATGGCGTCCTGCAGCGTTCCGACGCGATCCGCCATCCCCAAAGCGACGGCGGCTCGCGCAGTGTAGACGCGCCCCATACCCCACTCCTCGGTCTTGACCAGCGCAGGCTTAACTCCCCGACCTCGCGCTACGCACGCGACAAAGACGTTGTAGTAGTCATCGACCATGCTTTGCATGTATGTCAGGGTGTCGTCGCTGAGAGCCTCGTAGGGATTCCCCTCGGCCTTGTTTCCACCCTTGGGTGCAGTGATGTAGGTTCGCTCCATGCCAGCCATCTCGGCAGCCTTCGCAAGGTTGTCGTGGCAGGTGATGATTCCGATACCGGCAAGCTGGCTTGATGGCGAAGCGTAGATTTCGTCCACCTGGCTGAGGAGACAGTAAGCAGCTGACGCAGCGAAGGTGTTCACCACTCCAAAAATCGGCTTTGTGCCTCTTGCCTTAAAGATGAGGTCGGCGGTCTCCTCGAGCATCGCTACACTACCGCCGGGGCTATCTACGTCGAATAGAATTCCTGACACGTTAGGATCCGACATCGCCTGGATGAATGCCGTGGAGATGGACTCGTACGACGACCCCCCGCTAATTTCTGTCATGAGGTCCATCTTGGGCGACAGGGGGCCTGCGATCGGAATGACGGCGATACTTCCGGGTGCCACCGCGGAGGGTGAAGCAGGGGCGCGGTTCACGGCATCCAGCCGCGCGGCGATCTCCTCCGCCGAAAGATGGTTACCTGCTGCCCTAAACTGCACTACCTCCTCGATCTGGCGAAGAACCGAGGGGAGGATGGCCCAGGGGGTTTCCTGGATGAAGCGAAGGACTCGGCGGGGCGGAGGCTTCTCAGCCATGGATCGTCTCCTCTATCGCCAGTTCGGCGAGCGCTACCAGTTCATTCACGGCCACGGTCGGCCACGCCTCCATCACCGCCACCCCCTCGGCCAGCAGCTTGTCGGCGTGCCGCTCGCAGTAGGCTTTGGCTACAGCAGGTTCAAGCTGAAGCGACTCCGAGACGAAGCCCGAGAACTCGCCGTAGAACTCCAGCACACGAGCCGCCCAAGGGGTCTCCCCTCGCTTCTCCACTTTGCCGAGAACTGACGCGATCTCCTTCCGCACTACTCGCTCCGCCGTCTGCTTGGCGATCAAGTAGGCGCGCCGGTGAAGCCTTGCTCTCGCTGCCCTCTTCTTCGACGGAGCGGGGGGTGCGATCCGCTTCGGCCCTGAAGCAGGCGGCGAGGAGGGTTCGCCCGTGGTCCGCTCCATATTCAACGGCGTCAGCGGCTCATCCAGGCCCGGAAGTGGCTGGCGGTTCTCAGTGAGGCGCACCTCGTTCCGCGTCAAGATCCCATTCGTCACCCAGACTGCTTGTGCATTTGCGCGCTCGAGAGAGTTGCCGCGCAGCAGTCCGTCGAAAAGGTGCTCCGCGTAGATGTCATCTTCATTCGGAAAGAGGTCACGCTGGAGGCAGCCCTCCCACCGCACGGCGAAGGGCCGGAAAGAATAGTCCACAGCACCCTGGTTTCGCACCTCAGCCGAAGCGTATGTCGCCGTCGAGGCCATGGGCGAGAAGAAGTCCACTGGCAAGTGGAAGATGCGGGCCCAGTCGTGCACCTGGGCGTCGAGAGACTCATTCAATTGGGCGTCCTTCGCATTGTGCGAAGTCTCTTTGACCTTGGCGCCCTCTGGCGCGATCTGGAGGCGATGAGCGTTTCGGAGCCCGCCCATGCGCGCCTCCGACTGCTCCTTCAGCCGATCGTAGGCGCCCGGCGTGAGGGCGTTCGGCATCTCCAGCCAGACCGACGGGTTCGCTCCCTGCCCGAAGTACAGCGCCCCGAACTTCTGCGTGGCGATCCACATGCCGATGGCTTCGCGAGCCAGCCCCAGAATATTTGCCGGCATGAAGGTATGAATCGCGAACCCCTCCAGGCGGAATACCTCGTCTTGCAAGAGCGTACGCTCGGGCCTACCAGGCTCCCGCACCTTAAACCGGAGCTTCATGCTCCCCTCGACCTGTTCCGTGGAGACAATCCAGTCCGGGTGCAAGGGAATGAGCTGTATCTCCCCAGTCTGCGGTATGATCCGGATCTCCGACATGCCGCGCCCCCAGTAGACCGCGAAGACGGTCATCAGCTCCCGCCACTGCTGACCGGTCTGCCAGGGGTTCGGACGCTTCCTCAGCACGTTCCAGAGGTAGTGATCCTTCGCTCGCTCCTTGGCTCCCTTCGGATTTGCCGCGGAAGGAGGGAGGTCCCGGTAGAGCACCAGCGGCAGGGTGCTCAGGGTGCCGCCGTAGATAATCCCCCCAAGTAGGCAGCAGGACACTTGCATCGCAAGGTCGGGGGTGACCGTGATCCCAGTCGAGCTCTGGTAGACGCCGCCGTTGCTGCTCCACCACCTCTCAGACATCACCGAGGCGGGATCCGGACCGGCCGACAGGATGGCGCGATCTAGGAAGCTCACCTAGGCCGCGATCCTTCAGGCGGAGTCGGGGGTGTCCGCCGTGGCCAGACCATCAAGAGCGTGAGCCCTCCCGCCACAATGAGCGAAACACCAGCCGCGAACGGGTAGGGTGCGAGGGCGAGGTAGACGCCGAGCGCGAGGACGATGATCGCCACCTCTTTGGGCCCGATCTCTTTTCCCGCAGCAACGGCCAGCTTCCGCAGCGAAGTTGACGCGGAGTACCACCAACGCGCAAGGCGATTCGGCATGGCGTATAGTGTACCAGAGTCTTAGAGCGCTAGCACACCGGGACCGTCGTATTGCTGCACTGGAGTGTCAGCGCCGACGATGAGGCGGCTATGAGACTCAAGGAGAGCCGTAACAAAGTCGATCTTGTTCTCCGGCCGTTCCTTCCTGGGATACACGTTGTCCTTGAAGTCTCGCCGGGCTACCACGTTCGCCATCTGCCAGGAGGCTAGTGGGTCTCCGTTGTGCCGGATCCTCCCCGACTGCATCCGCCCTTCCAGGTCCTTCAGCGCCGGCGAGAAGTTCCCCACATTGGGAGGGACCTTGATGCACTCGATGCCCTTCGCCATGAGGTGCCCTACGAGCTGGTGCGCCTGCCACGGATCGTGCGCCACGGCTACGACCTGGAAGAGCTCATTGGCCCGCAGGACCTCCGCCTCGATGCGGTCCATGTCGATGGTGTTGCCGTCTGTCAGGGTTAGCCACGGCGGCTTGCCGTCCGGCCGGGGTGACGCCCAGTTGAGGTAGTGCCCCGTGACGGTGCTCGCCCGCTCCTCCACAAGATCCCTGGGCAGGTAGTGAGTGCCGAAGACGGTAAGCGGCTGGCCGTCGGGTAGCTCCGGGAACTCGTACACCACCTCGGCCAGGTCGATCTCGGAGGCGAGGTCCAACCCAATGACGCACTTCTGCCCCGCGAACCGGGGATCCGGATCTCCCGCGGCGTCGAAAAGCTGCAGCGTCGTGTCCTCGCAAGCCTTCCACCGTTCCATTGAGAAGTAGGCCAGCGAGGCATTGATCCAGATGTTAAGGTGCTTCGTCTTGAAGTTGTTCAGGGCTGCGGCCGACTGGCGGGCCTTCCGGACCTTGTCCTCGATGTAGTCCCGGAAGACCGACACCCCGAGATTGGGATTCGCCATCGCCCATTGCTCGGGCTGGTCCCAGCGCTCCGGATCGTCGGCGGTGAAGATGATCCCGAACGTGGAGTCGTCGTGGAAACCGTCCGTCTCGAGGATGTTGACGATGTACCCTCGCACCTCGTAGCAGATCCCGGCCTGATTCCCGCCGGCGGTGGTGATCGCCATCATGAGCGGCTGCTCGCGGGAGCCCATCGCGGTCTCAAGTACGTCCCACAGGGCACGGTTCTTGTGGGCGTGGAGCTCGTCCACCGGGACGAAGTGAGGGTTCAGGCCATCGAGGGAGTCGTAATCCGAAGAGAGCGCCACGAAATTTGAGGCGGTCGAGTCCTGCACTAGGGCATGGGTCGACACCTCCACTCCGAAGCGCTCCCGGTAGCGCCGCGTCCGGAGCGCCATCTGCCGAGCCACCCCGAAGACGATCCGGGCCTGCCCTCTTGTGGTCGCCGCGCTGTAGATCTCCGCGCCTTCCTCGCCGTCGACGGCGAGCATGTAGAGCGCGATGGCTGCCGCCAGGGTGGACTTCGCGTTCTTCCGGGCAACCTCGATGTAGGCCAGCTTGAACCGCCGCACCCACGAGCCGTCCTCCGTCTGCTTCTGCCATCCGAAGAGGTTGCAGACGATGAAGATCTGCCAGGGCTGGAGGACGATGAGCTCGCGGAGCTTCGCCCACTTCCCCTTGATGTGCGGGAGGAGCTCGATGAAGCGGCAGGCTCTAGAGGCTTCCTCCGGGTTGAAGCGGAGCCCTCGCTTCGGTCCATGTTCAAGATCGTGAAGGTGACGAGCGCAGGCCGCTACCACTTTCCGGCCCGCTACGAGCTTGCCGGTTACAACATCTTGAGCATAGCGCTCGGCGATCCGGGGGAAGTCTTTGGCTAGAACCTGTCCCACTCATCACCAGCGCCCTTCTTCTTGGGTGGGCCTGAGACCTTTCTGCGGCTGGAAGGAGTGAGGCCGAACTCGCGGGCGAAGTTGACAACCTGAAGCCGAGCCTGATGCGCGATCGAGACCTCTGGGCGCTGCTGCGTGTATGTCGATCCGTCCTCTTTCGTGAAGCTCATTGTGAGCCCCTCGACCGCGATCACCGCGGCGGCCGCACGCCAGGTGGCGAGAGCGTCAGCCCACGCGGCGAGAGCGATTCGATCCACCTTCGCCATGACGTGGTGCAACGCCGGGTCTGCTACCAGGAGCGCCCACTCTTCGCGTGCAATTACGCCAAGCCACGCGGGACACTCGGGCACGCCCGACTCTGGAATGAACTCCTCCTCAGGGGCAGGCTCCCTGTCCTTGCGGAAGGTGCCCGCCAGCAGCTTCGCCTCCTTGGGCTTGGAGGGTCGCCCAGCCCGCGACCGGTTG